ACTAAATATGGGCGTGTCACGCAAACTGGCGACCGCAAGCTCATTACCACGGGCGACGGGCAAGTTGGCTACATTAACGCCAAAAACCGCTACGGTATGCCCGCCGAAATCGATGTCGCGCACGGCGAAAACCCAATTTTGCAATTTATCAAGTTTTACAACGAAGGAAAATAATCATGTCATTTTTTGAAAAACAAGACACCCAAGGCGGCGCAGGCAGTTTTGAGCTTGGCGGCGGTAGTTTGCAGCCTATCCCAGATGGAACGCGCGTGCTCGCTATCTGCGAGGAAGCCAAAAACGAAACCTACGATTTTAAGAGCTACATCAAACTGAAATGGCGCATTAGCCAGCCTGAGCAACACGCGAACCGCGTGATTTTTCAAAAGATGCAGGTGTACGACGATGCAAAAAGCGCGGCGCATCGCAAAATGCTGGCGGCCATTGCCACCAACGCGGGCGGCAAGCTATTTTCAGCCATGGAATCGGCGGGCGAAGATTCTCCGAGTGACCAAAGCCTGCAGCACCTTTGTAATCGCCCGATGGTGCTTTTGCTTGGCGTTTGGGAGCTGGAGGATAAGGGCAAAAGCGGCAACTGGGTAAAAGCGGTCAGCCCTCGCAAAGATGGTGCGCAGGCTGCTGCGCCAATCAATCCCGCCACGGCAAGGCCTGCCAAGCCAGCGCCTGCGCCAGTCAGCGTAGATGATGACGATATCCCGTTTTAATGAAAAAAAAGCCCCGCACTAGGCGGGGCAATGGATAAAGCACCCAAGCAAAAGGAGAGAAAGACATGGGCAACGAAATTATAGAGCAAAAAAGCGCAGAGTGGCACAACCAGCGCAAAATGCGTATCACTGGCAGCAGAGTAGGTGCCATACTTGGGCTAAGCAAATGGCAAACCGCCGATGATGTGCTGCGTGAAATGGTGCGCGATTACCACGGCGCAGAGCGTGAGTTTGCAGGCAACATAGCGACCGAGCACGGGCAAAACCACGAAACACGGGCGCTGCTTTGCTTCATGCGAAAGACTGGCCTACAGATCGAGCAATGCGGGTTTTTTGAATATGGCGACCGCATGGGCGCAAGCCCCGACGGGCTGACAGATGATGGGGGCGTGTTAGAACTCAAGGTGCCATACGGCATTCGCAAGGGCGGCGACTTTAAGCCGCTGGAAGCGCAGCCACACTATGCCGCGCAAATACAAATGGAGATGCTTGCGACAGGCCGCAAGCACGCCTATTTTGCCCAGTACATAGCGCCCAAAGGCGACCCGCTTGATTTTGATGCGGTCAAGGAATCCATACACATCGAGCGCGTCGATTTTGACGAGGGCTGGCTTGATGCGAATCACCCTGCGCTGGATGCCTTTTATCAGCGACTACTCGCTGAGCTGGATAACCCTGCGCATCTTGAGCCGCTGCGTGTGGAGGTGGACACCCCCGACGCACAGTCGCTGCTGGATGAAATCGACCGCTTGCGCCAGCGTCAAAAAGAAGCGGCTGAGGCTGAAAAAATGGCGCTTGATAATTTGGTTCAACTGGCAGGCGGCAAAGATGCCACGGTTTGCGGGCGCAAGCTAACGCTAGTCAAGCGCGAAGGCGCTATTAGCTACTCCAAAGCAATCAAAGAGCTGCTGCCCGATGCCGACCTTGAAAAATGGCGCGGCAAGCCTAGCGAGAGTTGGAGGCTTACTTAATGCTAGCGCCAAGGCCATACCAACAGGAGGCGCATGACGCAGTGGTAGCATCTTGGCGCAAATCCACGGCGCCGGTAGTCGTTGAAGCTGCAACCGGCGCTGGCAAATCAATCATCATCGCCATGCTTGCCAAGACCTTGCACGGCCTGAGCGGTGGCAAGCGGGTGCTGTGCCTTGCCCCAAGCGCCGAATTGGTCAAACAAAACGCGGCCAAATATGCCGCCATCGGTGAAAAGTGCAGCATTTTTAGCGCCAGCGTAAGCAAGAGCCTACGCCACCAAGTGATTTTTGCAACGCCTGGCACTTTCAAGGCAGTGGCAAAGCGCATGGGACACCAGTTCGCAGGCGTGATTGTGGATGAATGCCACGGCATCACCAACACGATCAAAAGCATCATCGAGGACATGCGCGAAACCGCGCCTAACTTGCGTGTGTGTGGCCTTTCCGCAACACCGTACCGCCTAGGCGATGGCTTTATTTTCAAGCTAGACCCAAGCGGCAAGGCGTTGCCGCTCGACATTGCGCGTGAACCGTATTTTGATCAGTGCGTGTACACGATCAGCGCACGCACGCTACTCGGCATGGGCTTTCTAACGCCCCTTCGCGCTGGCGATATTAACGCTGCCCAGTACGACACGGGCGGCCTGAAGCTGCAAGCCAATGGGCAATTTAGCGCTGCTACAGTGGGCGCGGCCTTTGAAGGCTGGGGTAGGGAGACAGCGGCTATAGTTGCCGATGTTGTTGCGCAAACGCAACAAGCCACGGGCGTGATGATTTTTGCTGCGACTGTTCGCCATGCGGGCGAGGTGATGGCCAGCCTACACCCTGACAATGCCCGCATTGTCACGGGTGAAACCCCAAAGGCAGAGCGGGCGCAAATCATCGCAGACTTCAACGCGGGGCGCTTTCTTTATCTAGTAAATGTGGGCGTGCTGACGACTGGATTTGACAGCCCAAGGGTGAGCCATATCGCCATCCTGAGAGCCACAGAATCGGTCAGTCTGTTGCAGCAAATCATGGGCAGGGGAATGCGCCTTTATGACGGCAAGGCAGAGTGTGTAATTTTGGACTATGCCGAAAACATCCAGCGGCATTGCCCCGATGGAGACCTTTACAAGCCGCAAATCACGGCTGCGTACCAAGGCGCAGGGGAGCTAGTGGAAGCCAAGTGCGAGAGCTGCAACAAAATAAACACTTTCAGCATTCGCCAAAACGAAGACGGCCACCTTATAGATGATTACGGCTATTTCACGACGCTTATTGGGCAGCGCATAGAGACTGAAGTCAAGCCCGGCCACTTCGTCCCCATGCCAGCGCACTTCGGGCGGCGCTGCGTGCATACTGACCGTACTGGCGCGCGCTGTGACTACTATTGGAGCAGCAAAGAATGCGGCGTTTGTGAGCACAAAAACGACATTGCGGCGCGGTTTTGTAGCGGGTGCAAATCAGAGCTTGTAAACCCGAATGACAAACTGGTAGCCATACACACTGCCCACAAAAAAGACCCGACAAAGCCACAATGCGACGCGGTGTTAGAAATCGAGTATTTGCGCGGCCTGAGCAGGGCGGGCAATGACATGGTTACAGCCACGATAACCACCACTCGCCGAAAATTCAGCGTGTACCTGCTCGAACAAAACAACACGGCTGCGCGGTGCAAGGCAGCATTTGCCATGGCCACCGCAAATTTTACGGAAAAGCCATGCACGATCTCTTACATCAAAGACGGTGATTTTTGGCAAATTTTAGGTTTTAACAACGAAAGCGACGATGCAAAACTCCAAAGAAAAATCGCCCCCCAAGTGGCCAACTGAACACGCAGAACAGGCAACGCTTGTGAGATGGTTTGATGCAACCTACCACAATTTAAAAGGCCGCATTTTCGCCATTCCAAACGGTGGCAGCCGCCACAAAGTCGAGGCCATGCGCCTCAAGATGGAGGGCGTGCGAGCTGGTGTGCCTGACCTGTTTTTGCCAGTTGCCACAGGTGGCAAGCATGGGCTATTTATCGAGATGAAGCGCAGCAAAGGCGGCAGGCTATCGCCTGAGCAGCGCGATTGGCTGGCCTATCTATCAGCGGCTGGCTACCAAGCCCACTGCTGCGCTGGCTTTGATGAAGCCCGCGCTTGCATAGTGAGTTACCTAGCAGAGACGGCGTGATTGTCTTTACATTTCTTTACATCGAGGGATGATAAAAACGCCATTCTTATCTATATAGTTCACCAATCGCAGCAAACAAAAATTGTTGCGAAGGGACACAGTCCCGCAGCGCCCCGTTGCACGCTAATCCACGGGTGAGGTGTAGAATCACCAAGAGCAGCAAGGAACAGGTGCATGGGTATGCACCGCCATCTTCAATTTGCGTCATTAGCTCAGAGGTAGAGCGTTGGGCAACACAGCCAAAAGGTCGTTGGTTCAAGTCCAACATGACGCGCCCAAATCAAACACCAGCCCGCACTTCGCGGGCTTTTTTGTTTTTAGGATGGATTTATGTATTACGAATATGACACGCCTTGGGCGCGGCAACGCCGCGCAGACGAGATAGACGCAGCGCAAGAGCAGGCGGCGAAAGAAAGCATTGCAGAACGCCTAACTATCCAG